AATGAATAGTCTGCGTGTGTCAATGCTCCAGCCCAGTTCGGCTGTGCTTAACTGTGGAAGATCGCGCTGTAAGCCCGATCTGTTATTAATCTGCGTGTATTGGGTGATTGCCATAGTTCAAGTCCTATGACAATATTTAGTGATATTTAAGCCTCAGCGATTTGCTGGTAATACTGCTCTACTCTAGTCCACCAATGACGCTTGTATAGCTCAAATTCAAAGCCTTCTACTATAAACTCTTGATATGTGGGCGTGCCAGTCATTAGCCCATCGCGGTCTGTTTCGGGCTTGACGCACATCAAAATCACACCTTTATTGATGGCAGTACCATAGACTTCGTTGTGCGCTTCTGCATAAGCTGCCAACTGCAGAAAATAGTCATCAATCCACTCGCGTTTTTTTGGGCGGTTTGTCTGTTTGTAATCCAAGATGCTTTCTGACACTACGCCATCCTGACCACGATGCAGTCCTATGCCATCGCTGGTACCGGCATATATCTGTGGAAAATACAAGGGCACTTCCATGCCCCAGAATTCTTCCACACGATCCAAGCCCTGCTCGATCACACAATTGGCCATGTGCCAACTAGGTCTAGCAAAAGGATTGTTAGGTTCGGGCACTCGCTGGCCTTCCAGCACATATTTTTCCAAATAAGTGTGCATACGAGTACCACGATTGGCTGCTTCTGTGGTGATCTGCTGGGCTTTTTCCACGCCCACACGATTGCGCCACTCTTGTAGAGCCTGCTTTTTTTCTTGGGGCGTGGTAGCAGAAAGTATGGTCGTCACTGATGGCACAGCGTGACCCTGGGGTGTGGTATAAAGTCTATGACCTTCTACAGTGGTTCTGGGTATGGGTTGGTAATCGTAACGCTGTTGATATTTGGATAACATCAGACAATAGTACTATCTCGTGTCAATTTTGTCAATGATTCTGATTAAATCCTGAAACTTTCGCCGCAGCCGCAGCGATCTTTTTCTCGACCGTTGATAAATTCAAATCCTTCGTTGAGACCATGTCGTTGATAGTCTATGGTCATGCCATCTAAATAAACCAGGTGCTCGGGCTTGACATAAATCCTAACACCCTTGTCATCGTAATGGGCAACACAGTGCTGCTGGCCCTGCTCCCGATCTACATATTCTAGAACATAAGCCAGGCCCGAACAACCAGTGGTTTTCACTCCTACCTTTATTCCCAAGCCGCGACCCCGTTTATTGATAGCGGTTTTTATTTTTTCTGCTGCGATATCAGTTAGGGCGATCATGTTCGACCAGTGGTGCAGCTATCGCTCCACATCTCTTGTGCTTGATGGCGATATGATGCTAATGCATCATCCTTGGCGCTGACAGGATGTTTTTTACGATAGTCCTCGATTGCAGCTTTGATGGCATCTTCTGCTAGGATTGAACAATGTATTTTCACCGGTGGCAATGCTAATTCTTCAGCAATCTGACTATTACGAATAGCACCAGCATCGTCCACATGCATTCCTTTAACCATCTCAGTGACAAGACTGGAACTGGCAATGGCTGATCCGCAGCCATATGTCTTGAAACGAGCATCTCTAATAATGCCATTTTCGTCTACCTTTATCTGTAGTTTCATTACATCACCGCAGGCAGGAGCACCAACCATACCGGTACCTACATCTGTGTCACTTTTATCGAACGACCCTACATTTCGAGGGTTCTCATAATGATCGATTACCTTATCACTGTAGGCCATAGAAGTTTATCTCCAAAAGAACAAAATTGCTTTGAGTCTATCAATATATTTCTGTAGATATCGTTGTTGAAATGTTTTGGCATACTCGGGTTGCGGAAAATTCCAACCAATGAACATACCTACTATGATCCAAAATATAGTTTCTAACATATCATCTCCTTATAAAAAGTATAAACGTATCTGCGAATTTTGTCAATCTATCTTGATTTATTAGATTGTTGCCGCAGTATTGCAGCTTTTTCCTGCAATTCTTGTACAGTAATTTGAGGTTTACTGGTATCGTTCTTATTATTGAACTCTGGCTTGTAATATCTTATCATAGCATCTTCCAATAATCCAATAAATTTCACGGGCCAATTGCTAAGATTCCATATCATCACTGGCAGGTCCATGACATTCCTGCCTTCTATAGTTTTGCCCTTATAAGTTAGATCTCCCGGAGCTACCATATGTACTGTTTTGACTTTGCCTTTATTTTTACCTTTGGTGGCTACGAATTCTTGTTTACCAACTGGAACTCGGTAATCTGGCATGTCTTGCCCGGCGTAGAACTGTTTAGCTACACCGGCTCGATAACGAGTGGGATTTTCCCAAGTAGAGTCAACGCGTCTGGGACCTTCCTTAGGATTAGGTGTTCTATAAAACAATGCGTTGGCATTCTGCTGAAGTTTCGGAACATGTGTGATCCATCTCTTGAAGACGGTGTCTTTTTCGGCTTTTCCAATATAGAAATCTATCACCGCACCTGTATCGATGCTGGTCCCATACATAAAATAGATTCCAGGAAAATTAGTAGGCGTAGATTTGTCTGCGATGTTCTTTACTCTTGTGATTATTGGTTGTTGATATTCGAAACCCAATGCTTTAAAATATTGCTGAACTGGCGCCAAAACAGCAGGCAACAAACTTAGATCAAAGTCCTCTACTAGATCAAGTTCTGAGAATTTCATTTTTTTAGTGAACGCTGGGCTACTCTATCTGCCATCTTACTTACAATCGCTTTATTGTCATCTGGAGTAGGTCCCGAAGATGTTGGCGTATCTGTAGTATTGGGTTCATCTGCGCCGCGGAAATAAATCACATCCTTGTCAATAGTTTTGATCACATTGCTCAAAGGCGTTTGTGTGCTGGCATTGATAAAACTGTCATCACTGATATTATTCATGCCCATGTTTTTAGCGTGCTGTAGAAATGCATCCAAATCCATGGTAGCGTTGGCTCCTGCAGTTTCGCTTTGATTCATAAAAAGTTCTGCCAAGGCTGTTAACCTCAGCAGATCATTTGCCGGAATAGGTGATGGTGATGTTACAAACTCACGTAAACGCACGGTTTACTTTCTTGCGCGGCCCAGAGATTCTTCGCTGCCTAGTTCGGCATCTGCTTCTTCTGGGGGCGGCATATCTACTGCAGACATTTCGTCGCCAGCAGCAGCACCTAAGTCGGCTCCGGCAGCAGCACCTAATTCGGCGCCAATGTCAGCACCGGCGATGTCTCCAGTAGGTGCTGCCAATTCTGCACCAGTGGACTGACCTGTCAATCCTGCCAATGCTGTGTCCATCTGACCTTTGCTGGCCTGCAGTGACTCCAACAGTCCTTGCAAACCTGCAGCAGCGGTCTGATTGAATGCCTGCGCTTTTTCTGTGCTGAGTTCGTATTTGATTGAATCAGTTAATGCTGGTAGTTCTTTGTACAGCATTTCACTAGTCTGTTCGATCATCTTTTGCATACGATCGGCCATGTCTTGTGCTGCCAACACTACCTGTGCTGTTTCTACTTCTGAAGCTTCGCGCAAGGTTCGCTTGATCTGATACACGCCAGATTCAACAATACGTTTTACTGCCACACGGCGCTCAATCTGTGGATATACACGCAGATGCAGTTGGCCACCGTCGCGCTCGGCTGCTTCGTTGACACGATCTTTGATTTCGCGCACTGTGCAACTCATGCCTTCTTCCATGTCCTGTTCGGCCATGGCCATGAGTTCCATGACAGCGTCTTCATCGTATTCTTCGCCCAGGGATATACCACCAGTGGCAGAGGTAGATCCTGGCTGACCTTTGATCAAAGCCATGATCGATTCAGCATCTTTTTTGTCTTGTGCAGAAGGATTGGCCATGGACTTGCCAGGATGAGCCAACTGGCTTAATGCTGCTGCCTGTCCGGGTGTCAGTGCTTCCTGAACTCGTTGTTTCAACGCCTGCTCTAACATGACAGCCTTGAGATAAGCAGCACTCTTTTGGCTGGTGTGGAAATTGGGCTGTTTGCGATATTCGCCAATGGTGCGACTTACCTGCTCTAGCATGGTACGGGCTCTGGCAGCATCGAGACTGTCGATGGCTAGTTTTTTACCAAATTGGCTTTCAATGATACCGGCTGTGTTTCGGCTGGTATTTTCAAGTGCGAGGTCTGTGAGTTTCATCAGGGGTAAT